GACCTCTTGATTTGTAAGTTCAGGAAGAACCTTATTCTTTTGAGCGATATACTTTTTTAATCCAGCAAGGAGCTTGGTAGCTTCAGCTGTGTCGATCTTGTGATCTTGAATTGGCTCAACCTTCGTAAATTCCCAAAGGAGCTTTTCTTCATTGAGCTCGAGCTCATCTCCATCTGGAGATGAGACTATAGTCGATTCAATGGTTACTTGTTTATTGTTTATTCCATTTGCTAGGTTCTGAACGCGCTCATCTGGGGTTCCATTAACACCACGAAGGATAACGATAAAGTTCTTACCTTCAACACCATACGTAACGGTGTTTGGTTGTCGTCCAAACAACACTTCTATCTCTACCATGTCACCAGACTTTAGGTATTTTCTAATGGTTGGTTCCATTTTCGCCAGCGCAAGGTGGGCAGCTCTAAATGAATTGTAATTGGCGACCATAGCGTAATCATCAACGCTGTAGAAACGCGCCTTCTTTGGGGACTTGCCTTCTCTTGACGTGAAGAATCCTGTATCATCGAGACCAAACCATAAATTGCTATTATGGACTAAAATCCCATTGGCAAAAAAGTTTTCAGTACCCGTCTGAATATCAAATAGCTCAGACGGAGCGTCAATTTTTTCAATTAATTTAATCTTAGATATTCCCATAATCTCTTTTCATAAGTTCCATCTTTTATCTCATGTTCCCATAGCACTAAAACCTTGAATCCAGCATCAATAGCTATTTTTATTTTCTCAGCATCTCGATTCCAAATTTCTTTAGCCGTAAGTGTTGATGCTGTCCATTTGTTGAAAAATACATCACTCTCTTTATATTTTAAAGGAGACGCATGCCAATAATCCCCGTTTACTTCAATTAACAGTTTAGTTCCGTTTATTGAAATATCATAAAATTTATGACCAGAGTTTGTTAATTGTCCATCCTTATATTTAATAGCAAATTCAATATCTACTTTTATACCATTAGTAATTAAAAAATCTACAACTTTTCTATGAGGCTTACTAAATCTTAATACAACACTTGGGCGCTGAAATACATTTATTATGCCTTCTTCATCCCATAGCCGCTGTTCCCATTTCTTTCTGGAAGAAGATTCCTTACAATAAACATTTGGGGCTCCATACCTCTCAATGTTAGTTGTTGCAGTTTTATCTTTACAGCGCTTCATTAATTTTGCACTACTAATTGTTCTTTTTTCAATATTTAAAAATGCCAACATTCTATCTATTACTGAAGAAGAATTAAATCCTAATTCATTTGCAATTTCAAGTGCTGATTTTCCAGTTTCAATATATTCGCTGATTAAAAATTCTTTAGTTAATTTTTCAATTTTCCAATTTTTAAATTGCATACATTTTGCCAAATGCCCGGATTGCGTAAATTTATTTTTAAATTCTAAACTTTCTGTGCAAAACCTGCATGTCCATTTTTCCATTTCTTTCTCCGCTCTTCATCATAAAATTATTTATAAAGAACAGAGAAACTTATTAAGTTTCTCAGTCAATTAAACATTTATCTTCAATAACTAATTCATCTGTGCGTCTATAACATTTTAATAATGGTAACCATACTGGATGATTGTCTGTCAACTCGAGTTTTTGCCCACTTTCCAATGTTACTCTAAACCATTGTTTTTCTTCAGAAGTTTTTAAATGAGCTAAAATAGGCGTAAATACTATTTCATCATTCATATGAGAAAGTGCTTTAACGTGACAATATAGTTTATTATCGACAATTTCACTGATTGTGATTTCACCAAATTCTAAAGTTTCTAGAATAGTAGAAGCTGCCAAGCATCCATCCAACTTTTCCGTGACAATCTTCTGCTTCAGTGATTCAACCGTGCGAATGAATTCATTGATCGGGAGATCTTCGACGTGCGTGATGGATTCTTGCAGCATGATATTGGATAGAATTGAGCTCATTATATAAGGTAGGTGGAAATCAAAAGTATATTTATAGGTAGAAGCATCTGGAAAATGAAAAAGGAGCTAGAAAATAGCTCCTTTTTCTGTTTAGAACGACCTAAAAGTTAGGCCTTTTTCTTTGGTTCCTTCTTGACCGGCTTCAAGGTGGTCACCGTGTCATCTGCCTTTAGGGCTGAATCAGCCGCCGCCTCAAGCTCAGACTTGACGAACTGTGAAAGTTCAGCATCAAGACATCGAACAGCAGCCTCCGTCTTTGCTACGGCCAAACGTTCAGTGGCCAATTCATTTTTCCATGAAGTATGGATTGAAATGAGACGTTGGACTGTTTCACTGAAATCAGCGACCGGGTGTTCAACTCCATCCACCGTGAGTGTTTTTGGAAATTCAAAAGCCATGTATTTCTCCTATAATTTATTGTGTATTCATCAGTTTAAGGATGTCATCATTTCCCTGTTGTTTAAAAATCGTACCTTCTGTACCAAGGACGACAGGTTTCTTTTTGTTAAGTTCCAGTTTTGGTGTCTTCTTCTTAAAGGTTTCAATAAGAAGAGAGATAGGATCCCAGCCCAAAATGATTCGCTGCCCAGTTCCCTGTGAATTACGCGCCTTCAATATCTCAAAGTTTATTTCTCCTATAGCCCGCATCATATCATCCTGCTTGATACCGATCGTATAGTCAGATGTATTTATCTTTGTTATTCCACCTGCGATATGAGACTGATTCAGTTTTTCTGCTTCAATGGCCTGACGTCCAAGCTGAGATGCCGAGATCATGATCGCATTCCAATCGAGTCCTAAACTTCTAAACTCTTCAGATACGTATTTATCCTTCAACCAGATATTTGAAATATCTATGTTTGCTTCCGTACCCATGATGTCAAGATAATCGCCGATGATGAAATCAGGTATAAAACCAAGCTTTTGAAATAGTTCATTTAGATAGGCATTGATATGAGAGCGATTGGTTCTATTTTCAGGCATGCGCTTGATGTGGAACTTACCCATGTGTTCGCCAGCTTTTTCAATCTCAAGAGCCACCTTTTGCATTTCTTTGAGAAGGTTATCCTGGCTGACCTTACTGATCATTGAGTCAAGGCGCTTAGACACAACACTCTCGGACATTTCAAGTGAGATGTAAACACCGTTAAGTCCTTGAGCTAGAAGATTTCTAGCAAGGTTGAGCATGGTCATGCTCTTACCGCCACCTGAATTTGCCGCAAATACGACAAGCTCTTGTCGTCCAAGGCCGCCACCAATAAGCGCATCAACATCAGGCCACCCCGTTGAAATACGAACCTCATTAACAAGAGTTTGACGGAGACGTTCTTCCGGATCAGAAAAGTAATCCATACCGAGATCTTTTTGGAGACCTATTGAGATGGCCGCTCGCATCGTGTCAATGATCTTGGCAAAGTCTTGTTGTTCAAGAAGTGCCGGGCCTTCTATAAGCGCTTCAGTGATAGCTCGATGCCGACAGAATGTTTCAATCTCAGACGCCACATAAGAAATATCACCCTTCTCAAGCGAACCAATATCATCAAGCACTAGCCCAGTTTCAGCCCTAATCACCTGAAGTTTTGGAATGTCCTTGTGTTGTTCAAAATAATCCTGAATGAACCTCACTGACTTTTTTAGAGTCGGGTCAAAGAAAGATGGTTTGATAATGCTAGTGCAAAGTGCTAGAAGGTCTCTGCTTGAAGCGAGACAGTTTATCAATACTTTCTGTTTTTCTAGTTCCATGTTGGGGCTTTCATGTGAGGTCGTTTCTCCATACTGCGAGTGGGATATTATCTTCATGCGTTTTGTCTTCTCGTTCAAGAGCGTCAGCATAAAGAAGATTAAAGAGTCTCATTGCAAATCCTGACGCTCCACCGACGTGGATGGCTTTATCGAGCGCCTCTAGAATTTGAATTGATTTTGGAACCTCATCCCATTTTTCAATGAGAGGTTTTAAGCTTGGGTCAATCTGACCTTCAGGAGCTTCTAAAATAAGGGCTGTCATTGGATCCATGATTTATTTATTTCCTCTTTGTTCAGTACAGTTTAAGCTGATTGCCATTCTAGCTTCATCAGATGTCTTCCTCACGTTTTTCATGAGCTCATTCAATGACCAGATGAGACCAAATCGCTCCACGCTATGATTTAAATCCTCCGCACCATCGGCGGCGAAGGTAATTTCCCAACCTTGTTTCAAGGCATCTACCGCAAGGTGCGCACCATTTGAATCTTTATCAATCAGAAAAATGAGACGTCGATGAGATTTTTTCAAGAGCTCCATCTTTGCCTCGCTGATCTTGCTACCAATAAGAGCTACTCCACCAATCATCATAGCATCAAAGACTCCCTCGGTAATAAAGAGCGGCGCTTTTGAATAATAATTCAGTGCGTCCATATTGAACATGACCGCATCTCTAGGGACAATAGCGTTGTCGTATCGCTTCTTCACAGATGGGTTGATAGAACGAGCCTGCCAATAAATTAAATTACCTTGACGGTAAAATGGAATTATGACTCTGTCAATCATTCGTGGATCAAGTGAAAAATAGAACGGATACTTTTCCATATCTACCTTTCGCTCATTCAAATATTCTGCAAGCTTAAGCTGATAATCAATAAAGTCTGGGTGTTCTCCAAGCCAAAAGCTTTTATCAGGAAGTTTAATCGTGGGGGTTAAAGTTGAGATCTTTTTGAGAGATGCAAGGGAAATGGTTGGCTCTTCAGGCTTCTTGAAGAAAAAGGCGGTGTTAACGACTCCGCTAATCTCGGTGTCATCTAGACCAAACGCATTCAGAACCTCTCGCATTTTCTTGGAAATTTTACCACTGAACTCTTCATAAACTGAAGTAGTAGAACAGTTCCAGCAATTATAGATAACATTTCCATCTTCAAATTTAAAACCCGCTCTGACCTTGTAATCGTTGCAGTGAGCGCATTTGCAGCAATGGAAGCCGCGCGCATCAACAAGGGAGAAAGGGATTTTCTCCTTTATTAGATCTTCAAGCTTGGTCTGTTTGAACATTTATAGACTATTTAATTCCAAAGTGAGCGAAAGTGTTCAGCAAAGAGATGCAGTCCTTCATCTATCGCCTCATTCTCTTCATCCGTAAAGACCATCTTTTCACCATCAATGCATGTAAATGCGAAGATCATCTTGTTAAGTATCTCTTCCCATTCCATTACTCCATCAACGCTGCCAGGGTGACTGTCTACGCCGTCACCCTTAAATGCTATGAGACGAGGAAGAATGAATTTAGCAATGGTAACATCAAGATTCCACAGCTCAGTGCTGTCGAAGCCCCGCTCTTTGCGCTGCTTCTTCCATTTCTTCTGTCGATCATCGTCCTTATTAATATCAGAAGCATACCCAGTAAATGGTTTAAATGACATTATGTGCGGCCTTATTTAGAGGAACTGTCTGTTGTATGTGCGCTAAAACCCCAAGCGCATATGGATTAGTGCTAGGGTTAACCCCTCTAGCCCCAGCTCCACCTTTGTTGTATGCTACCGACAGTTCTTGAATCGTATTATATCCCATACCCTTTAGAACCAAAAGATACTTGCTAGCAACTGACAGATTGAAAGTGTCATTCTCAATTAACTTTGCTATTATCTCTTCATCTGTTGATGTATGAAATCCGAAATCCTTTTGAAGTTGCGGATATTTGGTCAAGACGTACCTCGCAGCTGCTAACTTGATCTGCATAATTCCGTAATAGCGTTCATTGGTTTTTAAACCAAACTCTTGCCCAGCAACCTTGTAGGAATCAAGTCGTCCAGCATTTGATTCCTGCAAAAGAATTCCCTGTAAGAGCTGAGGATACTGGTGACCATCATTTTTTGCTATTTCATACGCCAAGATTAATAGCTCAGCTTGCCGCCGAGTCAAATTCCTTGGAATTATGGTTGTAAACCCTCCACCACTCATTTTAGCTTCCATAGGAATGCTAATGACTGATGATGGGGTACCTTCCAACGTCAAGGACGTTGCATTTATCATGCACCCTAAAGTACATGTGGCAATAATGCCGAGAGCGAAATTGCTCACTTTCATAGTATTTACTCCTCCGGTTAATTGGGGTATGTCTACTTTTTGTCAGAGAGCAGAGCTTATATCAAGATATTATCGAGATTAAAATCTTCTTATTGATATTATTTTATCACACTAGTGGTGATTTTGAAACTGAAACCTGGAGGTTTCAGTCCTTGAACTACTTACTCGCTCTCTACTGGAGGAGTGATGGCGGTTACTTTGATATGACCCAGAGTAGTAAGCATGAACTTGAACTCTGGAAAATTCTTATTGAGTTTATCTTGGATAATACCCAAATACTCTTTAGCTTTATGAGGTGTCATGTCACCGACATTTACCTCAACAAGCAGAACATCTCCAGGTTTTACTTCAAGCTTTGTAAAAACTGGTTCGTATTTTAGTGAATCTATATACTACTCCTTTATTTATAGAATTACAAAAGGCGGGTCCAACCCGCCCAAGCCCCATACATTATTGTCTGATTCAGTTTAGTGATTTGAATGGTACTTACTGGTTTACCAAGATGTTTAACGTCACCAAGTGCCTCAAAATTATAAATTGTACCATCAGGGGCTCTAAGAACGACTTTCATTCTACGGTTATTTGAATTTGTAGTATGTCGTTCCTCTGTCCATTGGGCGTTGGTTGCTTTTTTCCTGTTAGCATAGACTTCTTTAAATCTTAGTGTTCTTAATTCTTCTGGATTATCTACTGGTGTTCTAGAAATTATCCAACCTTTTCGCTTTCCGGCGGTTATTACGAATGGAGCTGGATCTTTTGTTTTTGATAAAGTATGATATGAAAGCCCTTCATCTTTACAGAATTTTCTCAGGTCAGGTCCATGGTATTCCTTATTATCTGGTCCCACGGCAAAGAATGAAATAAACTTTGTGAGCGCGACAGATATCTTTCTGCATTGTTCTGTTGATAGTGGTACTCCCTTTTTAGCTTTTGACACTGCAGCTCGACACCTTGCACTTGGTGAAACTCCCCTTCTCGCTTCACTTAATAATTTTCTAGATAAATCATACCATCGCGAGTTAGACATTATCCTGAATTCTTTGCTTGCAACCTCGCCTTCAACGGTCTTTTCTCTTCGTTTGTGATTTTTGCACCATGTGTTGAAGAATGATAGAGCAAATGACATTGATCGCCTTGCTTTGCCTTCAGTCATTTTGATAAGAAGCAAGTGTGCTAGATAATGTTCTCGTGGGGTTAGCTTTGCGATATTCCACAATTCCTTCTTTGGACCACCCAATGATTCGGGCCAGATGTGATGCTTCTCCGTGTATTCACCACTAATTATACCCTGAGCCCTTATCATGAGAGCAAAATAAATCTTTGAATACTTATTTTCAAGGAATAGAGAATGAACTTCTGGGTGATCTAAAATAGTCATAAACGGTTTCTGTGTGAACGCTTATGACTATTTATGTACTAGCTATCCTGATTTCTAGTGGATGATTTTAAGTATCATCACTTTTCAGGATTATTTCTGAAATACCTTGGTGCTCTTGTCTAGTAGAGCTTCTGCTGGATTTGTGAAACCTTCACCTATAAGCTTATCGGAACCATAGTTTGCTAGTGATTCTAGTGATCCGGTGCTTGCACGTCCGCCCTTGACTCTCTTGACTTTTACGTTGTTGCTATGAAAGAAATCCAAGGCATTACACCCGTTTGATAGACGCGCTTGTGACAAGAGTTCCCAGCATTCGTATTTGTCAGCGTGTTGTGAACTGACGATTCTCTTGATACGACCTTTATCAATCGCGTGGAGTGTATTCACATCAACGTAGTAGATTGAGCCGTCCTTAAACGTCTTCACGACCATGATTTCTTTCAGAAGACCTGAATCATCAATGTCACAAAGGAAAATGTGTGGTAGGGATGTTTTTGTAAGTTCTATTGCTGATTTTGCTTGTGCCATTGTAAAGCTCCTATTTAAAATATGAAAGGGATAACGTAAAACGTTTTAAAAACCCTACTGAATGATACCAGATATTTATAGGAGATCTACTTTATTTTTTACGCAGGTTGAAAACGACAGGTTATCGAACAGTAATCTTCCAACATGTCTTCGTTTTAAACTTGCGATAGACTTCACTAACAAAGGACGGTTCTGATTCTTTAAAATCTTGCGATTTGTTAGATAACATTTTGAATAGACGTTTTGCCTCAGTAATAACTACTGTCACAGCACCAACTATGGCCAATGTCCCCAACACTGTGAGCATTATGAAACCGCCTATTCCAACTTGACACCAATAACCCACTCGAAGACAGGCAACACACCACAGTAAGATGTCAAGAAGCGTCCAAGCCGTCGCCCCGATCCTCAAAGCCACGAGACATGCTGATCCCAATCCAATGAGACATGCACGAATGTAAGAGCAAATATCACCATCATAAAAACCCTCTTCAATCCATTCATCAGTCTCTTGATCATAGTTTTTTAGTTTTGCCGTGCCGTACACGTACGCAAGCCGCCAGTGCAGCGTGTTCTTTGAGAAGGTAACCTTTTTCATACATCCCACTCTTCGTTTGTATTCTTCAGAACATCTGCAACAAGAGCTGCAAGGTCCTCATATCCCAAATCATGAATGGGAAATGGAACACCATTGCGCAGGTATGAAATTGATCTGACCACCTGTGATCCGCCGTCAACTCTCTTAGCAAAAACAAGTTGGTCAGTAGTCAGTTCACCATATGAATCACCGGGAACGATTCCAGATTTATATCCTGTCGTTGATGGTATTCCGTCTGTTAATGTTAACTGAATTTCAACAAATGTCGCTTCACCATCTTCATACGGTACTCGAAAAATTACAAGATCAATCATCTCTAACTCCTAGGTTTAAAATTCAATTTTTACTCGACGAGCAATTTTTGTTTCTTCCTTAAGCTGCGAACGTTGTTCGGTTACACCAAACATTGATGCAAAGCTTGTTGCATTTTCTGCTATCTGCTTTAATCCATATCGCCCACAAAATTTTGTAAATTCAAAGAAATTAAATTTCCCCATTTCTGTAAATCCTCGGTCAAGGGTCTCATCGATTACCTTGCGAATGTTCGGTGGTTGGTGTTCAAGGTTCATGAGAAGATTGTTTTCCTCAAAGAGCGCACCGACGCTGTACTTTGTTTCTTCTTTTGTTTCCGGGTCGGTGAACGTCCAGGATTCATTCATGATGTTAGTCAGTTCATAATCATCATTAAGGCACTTGGCCAATCGTTTCTTTTGAACGCGTGGATAGGCCGACATCACGTTATCTCCAGCATCTCCACGAAATGCTTTTTCAAACATGAAATAATCAGCGTCATCAACCCCGCACACATCAATCAGGGTACGTGGTTTGCCAGTGTCTGGATTAATGAGGGTAAAGTTCTCGTACTTCAAAAGTTGTGAGAAATCTTTGTCGCCTGAGACCCCAATAACGGTGTCACCTTGTGCACAGAAGCGCTGAACATATCCAGCGAAGATGTCATCACCTTCAAGAAGAGGGTGAGATAGACAGATGAGAGAAGTATGTTGTCGCGCAAGCTTTTCAAAAGCTTCCATGAGCTCAAAGTACGGGATCATAGAAGGATCTTTGACACGATTGGCCTTATACCCTCGCTTTGAAATACATGCGTCAGAAGCGGTGTAGGTCTTGCGCCAATTATCTCGACCTTCAAAGGTGATGGCGACTTGATCCGGCTTGAATTTTTTGTAGTAGGAATTTAAACTCTGCAAACTCATATGCATTGCCAACCCAGCCTGTTCTTCCGGTGTGCCGGTCGTGTTGTATCGGCCGTGGGCCGCCGCGACTCTAAAAAGAATATTGGCGGTGTCAAAGATGAGACGTTTCATATTGTGTGAGCTTTAAAGTTATTTAAATTATTATAACATGCTTTACCATGGAAGTAAACCAACGTCAGATTTTGGTTCAGGACTAACCGTTATCCGACCCTTTTGATTGATGTGAAGTTTAATGACAACTTCCTCAGTAATGAAATCTCTACTAAAACCAGCATTGCTCAATTCGTATCCTGGAAATAATTCAGTGATAACTGGTTCAAGAGCGTGCGCCATTTGTGCATATTTCAGATTAGCATATTCATCATCATGCCGTATAGCCATGTTACCCCCAGGTAAAAAGAACACCAAAGAAAAAAACCAAAATCAAAATCGTGACTAGAAATTGGAGCCGTGATTTTGGGTACCACGGTTGTCCAAAGTCATCATCAAATCCATCGTACATTATTTCTCGCTGACGTATTGCACGTCTTTACTG